ACCAGCAGTGGCTTGACTGCGGCTGATCAGACGTTGGATACGCCGACTGATAATTACGCTACGCTTAATCCTCTTCTTAAACACAGCAGTGTAACCCTTGCGGATGGAAACCTAGAAGCCTCTGCCGGCACAAACGGCTGGTTTGGTTCTATTGGTACGGTAGGTATTAAGCTTGGCGATAAGGTTTATTTTGAGGGTAAATGCCTGACCAACACTCGTCTTTATTTTGGCCTGTCCCGTGTAAACGGCAGTGGCGGAACGATCAGACCAGAAAGCGACAGTACCTTTGAGGGTGGACAAAGCGACACAGATTATATGTGGCGTGTCACCGATGCCAACACAGTTTATTACCAGACCACAAACCAAAGCGTTACGGTTTCGGCAGTAGCAGTAAATGATATTGTTGGCTGTTCAGTTGATACTGATGGCACGGTAAAGTTCTATAAGAACGGAACGGAAATACACTCTTTTTCGACGACGCTAGTTGCCGGTGATACGTATATGCCGGTGTATAGCGTAAACGGTGCTACCAGTACCGAAAAATGGGAAGCACGATTTGGCTCAACCGGCATATCGCATCAGCCCACAGGATTTAGCTTGCTGCGAACATCCGATATGGACGACCCAACCATTGCCGATCCTTCGGCGTACTTCCAAATTTCTCTTTGGAATGGCAACGGTTCGACGCAGACTATTACTCAAGATGGCAATAGTACGTTTCAGCCCGGATGGATTTGGTCGAAAGGCAGAAATAACTTACAAGAGCATGTTGTTTTTGACGAAGTGCGTGGCACTACTAAATATCTTAAAGTTTCTCCCGCTGGAACAGAAGGTACACAATCAGGTGTTACCGCATTCAACTCCGATGGATTTGATTTAGGTTCGTGGGCTGTCACAAACGGCAGCGGTCAAACGCACGTTGGGTGGCAGTGGAAAGCTGGTGGCACCAGCGGCAGCAGCAACACTGATGGCAGCATCACGTCAACGGTGTCGGCTGATACGACAAGTGGCTTCAGTATTGCTACATACACAGGAAACGCTACGGTTGGTGCTACAGTCGGACATGGTCTAGGTGTTGCGCCAAAAATGGTTATAGTTAAAAGCCGTTCGAATAGTGAAAACTGGGTTGTTGGTCACGACAGCATGGGCTGGACTAAGGGGATTTATTTGAATTCTACTTCAGCACCATTTACCTTAGACATTTACTGGAATAACACCGCACCTACTTCTTCTGTTGTTGAATTACATGACCATGTAACCACAAATGGTAGTGGCTATACATATGTAATGTATTCGTTTGCAGAAGTAGAAGGCTTTAGCAAATTCGGCAGCTACACCGGCAATGGTTCCACTAATGGTGCATTTATTTATACAGGTTTCAAACCTGCTTTTGTCTTATGGAAACAATACACAAATCTAGGAACAAATTCTTGGGGCATTAGAGACTCGGCCCGTGATCCATATAATGTAGTCGAGTCGGTGCTTAGACCCGACACCTCCGCTGCGGAAACGACAGCATCAAGTGCTTATGCCGATTTTCTTTCAAATGGTTTCAAGCTACGAGCAACTGACGGCTTCGTAAATAAAGCATCATCAAATTATCTATACATGGCATTTGCCGAATCACCGTTCAAAACAGCAACTGCCCGATAGGAGGCACACATGACGACAATCTATAAATGCTGCCACGGGCAGACAATCCGACCGGGCAAGGCGTGGACCGATCAGACCGGCGTGACGCATCCGGCAAGCTGGCACACGTACAGCGCAGAGCGGAAAGCAGAGCTTGGTATTACCGAGATAGTGCAGCAACCTGCGCCGGATAGCCGGTTGTACAACTGGAGTTACAACGACGACGGCACGGTCAACAGCACGGCTAAGTCGCTGGACGACGTAAACGAAGTCGATGAGAACGGCGATCCGATCATGGAAGACGGCGTTCAGGTCGTTACCAAGGGCGTCAAGTCGAACCTGATTGCAGAAGTCAAAGCGCAACAGGGCGCACTGCTTGCCCAGACTGACTGGGCCGTGATCCGCAACGCTGACACTGGTGACGCAATCCCGGCGAACATTGCAACTTGGCGTGCAGCTATCCGGTCCAAGGCCACTGAGATGGAGACGGCTATCACTGCCGCCGCAGACACTGATGCGGTAGCTGCGTTGTTCGTCAGCTACGACGTTGATGGGAACAAGTCTGGCATCCTGTACGACTGGCCTGAGCTTGATTGATGTTTTATTATCTGTCCGTAATTCTGCTACCCCTGATGATGGCCAGTGGTTCTCAAGTAAGTGAAAAGTCAATGACCGGGCCGTTTGAAACAAAAGAACAGTGTGAACTCTATAAGCTCTCTATTGAAAACACTATAACACAAATGCCAAGCGTTGAGTTAATAAAGTCATCCTGTGAACAAAACCTGGCAGTTTGACAAACCTTTGTAATCGTGCTATAATAGGAAAAGGAAGTGAAAGATGACGGTAGAATCCGCCAGCTATATTAGCCAGCTTAACACGGCATACCCGGCAGCTGGCGATAACATCTCCGAAGGAGACGATCATCTCAGGCTAATCAAGTCTGTCCTACAGACCCAGTTTCCTAATCTGTCTACCACAGCTGTAAACCCTACTGCTGCACAGATGAACAAGCTGGGCTTCCAGACCGGCAGTGTTTTGATGTACGCCTCTAATACCATTCCTACCACCCAGACCATCAGCGGTCTTAACGACTTTTTGCTATGCGACGGTAGCTCATATTCTACCACAACGTATTCAGATTTGTACGCCGTGATAGGCACCACCTTTGGCGGATCAGGTTCTAACTTTAACGTACCGGATTATCGCACATATTTTCCCGTAGGTGTGGGTGGCAGCTTTGTGCTAGGAACAGCGGTGAGCGCAAGCGCAGCCACTGGTACAGACACCCTGAAGGTTCAGCCAATTAACTTTATCATAAAGAGCTAACATGGCAATCAACTACAGAGGCGAGCGGTTCTCAGGATATAACAAGCCAAAGAGGACTCCGGGCAAATCCAAGAAGTTTGCCGTGCTTGCAAAGCAGGGAGACAAAGTCAGGCTGGTCAGGTTCGGTGATCCGAATATGTCTATCAAGAAGGACCAGCCAAAACGTCGCAAGAGTTTCAGGGCTAGGCACAAATGTGACACCAGCCCGCCTAGTAAACTAACCGCAAGATATTGGTCTTGCAAAAAATGGTAGGAGACACCATGCCTTACAAAGAACCTTATAAGCAGAAACCCAAACCAAAGAAAAATAAAAAAGGTGGAAACCGTTACTGATGGACTCTAGAGAAAGAGCCAACCAAGCTAGTGCAATTTTGAACAACCCTGTATTCAAAGACACACTAGAACGAATCAGCAATGACTTGATCTCTCAATGGGGCATAGCTGACACTACACAAGAGAGAGAACTATGTTGGATGAAACTTAATGCTTTGCGTTCCATACAGGAAGACCTTGAAGCAACCATCCATAGCGACAAAATTGAAAACACAGAAAGGTAAACAAAATGAGTGAGGCACAGACCAATCCCGAAGGGGAAGTCGAACAGCCAAAGCTTAACATGTTCGATGTCATGTTTGGAAGTGAGGAGACCACCAATCCAGAACAAGCAGTCGAAGAATCTGACGATACGGGAGAGGAGTACGAAGTCGCCGAAGCTGAAACCTTTGATGAGGAAGAAGCGGAGGAAGCTCTCGAATCTGACGAAGTAGAGTACGAGGTAGAAGAACCGGATGCCCAGACGGACACCGCATACACTGTCAAAATCGACGGTGAAGAATTTGAGGTTACTCTTGACGAGCTACGGAACGGATACCAGCGGCAAGCGGACTATACCCGTAAGTCGCAGTCTTTAGCGGAACAGCGTAAAGCCTACGAAGCCAATCTACAGGCCGTTCAAGCAGAGCGTAATCAGTATGCGCAGGTGCTTGAAAGCATGTCAGCTAATCAGAATGCTGAACTACAGCGTTATGAAAACATTAACTGGCAGGAACTCAAAGACAGTGACCCCATGGAATACATGGAGAAACGGTTAGAGTACCAAGAGGCCAAGGAAAAGATTTCTGAACTGAACAACGAGCGTTATCGGGTTCAGCAGCAGAACGAAGCAGAAATGGCCAGTGTGCTACAGGAAAAAATTCAGAACGAAGCTGAACTTCTTGTTAAACAATTGCCAGAGTACGCCGATCCTAATTCTACTCTGAAGAACGACCTGCGCAACTATGGGCTAGGTCTGGGCTTTTCAGAGCAGGAGATAGATGGCATCACCGATCACCGGGTCGTCATGGTTCTACACAAAGCCATGATGCAAGACCAGATGTCGAAAGGTGTTAAAAGGGCCAAACCAGTTCCCAAGGTTGTTAAGTCTGGTACACCGCAGACCAAAGCTCAGAAAGCTAAAAAGTCTGTGCAGGCTAAACGAGAAAGACTAGCGAAAACAGGTAGTGCACGTGATGCTGCGGATGTTTTTCTGGACTTAATCTCATAACCCTATAAGGAGGGACTACACATGGCACAGCCTACTGGTGTTTACGTCACCTTCTCCTCTGCCGGTCTTCGCGAAGACTTGGAGAATGTGATCTACGATATCTCGCCGACTGATACGCCGTTCATGTCAATGGGCGGTCGCATGGACGCGATTGCAGTCAACCACGAATGGCAGACGGATGCTCTTGCGTCGGCTGCTGACAACTTTAACGAAGAGGGCGCGACTCTTACGGCTGCTGAACCAGCTGCTACGACTCGCGTTGGCAACATCTGCCAGATCAGCCTGAAAACCACGCTGGTCTCCGGTACTCTTGACGCCGTTAGCAAAGCGGGTCGTCGGGAAGAACTGGCGTATCAGATGTCCAAGCGTTCCAAGGAACTGAAGCGTGACATGGAACGTGCGATGGTTGGTGTTAATCAGTCCAAAACTGCTATGGCCGCTGACAGCACCGTGCGTAAACTCGGCTCGCTGAGTTCGTGGGTCACGACCAATGCTAGCGTCGGAAGCGGCGGCACGGCAGCTGGGGCTGGCGGTAATGGTACTGCTCGTACTGACGGTACTGCACGTACCTTTACTGAAACTCTGTTGAAAGCGTCGATCCTGTCCGCTTACGACGAAGGCGCTGACATCAAGTATCTGATGATGGCTCCTTCGCAGAAGCAGACTTTCTCCAGCTTCGTTGGTGTTGGTGGAGCGTCGGGCGTTAGCAACTTCAACGACGTTGCTGACCAGCGCATCATTGGCGGCATGGACGTGTACGTCAGCGATTTCGGTGAGATGGCGGTTGTTCCTAACCGCTTCCAGCGTTCTCGCGATGTATGGCTTCTCGATCCGGAATACTACGGCGTGGCTTATCTGCGTCCGTTCTTCCAGCGCGAAGTTGCCAGCACGTCTGACGGCGAACAGCGTGCGATCATCGCCGAGTACACTCTCGTTTGTAAGAACGAGAAGGCGCTCGGTGCGGTCTACGATCTGTCGTAAGCCACAAGGGGGAGGGCCACGTGCTCTCCCCCATTCTAACAAGAGGTTATCATGAACGACCCTATTAAAACCAAGTTTCGCTACGACCACAATGAAGACAAGGTTATCCTCCAGAATGTGCAGGACGTTGAGCCTCTGCTGGAACTTAACAAGAAAGAGATGAACGGCGACTCCATGTACGGCATCGGAGAAAACGCTGCCGGTATGCGAAAGGTTGCCAGCATTCCGTTGGTTGTCATTGAGAAATGGAAGCGTGAACTTGGCGTCGATATCATGAACAAGAATGACTGGCCCAAGATTAAACAACTGCTGAACGATCCTGAGAACAGGTTCCTTCGCACACATGAGAGCCATCTGTAATGAGCCTTTCAACGTACTCAGAGCTGAAGACCAGCGTAGCCAACTACCTGAACAGGGAAGACCTTACCGATGTCATTCCTGATTTCATCACGCTTACTGAGAACCGTTTGAACAGGGAACTGCGCATCCGTGCAAACGTGACTAGGGCGCAGACAACTACCACGTCTGGTACAGCCTTCTATGATCTACCAGACGATCTGATTGAGCTACGGAACATAACCTATGACACCACGTCTTCCAGCTATGCTCTGTCTTATCTATCTCCTGAATCGCTCAGCAGAGAGTATGGCACAACGTCCAGTGGTTTTCCACGGGCCTATACTAACATTGGAAAGACGTTTAAGCTCTCGCCAACTCCAGATGCTGCATATACTGTAAGCATCAACTACTTTGGCAAACTGAACCCACTGTCTGACAGTGTGACCACCAATAACATCTTGGCAGAGTTTCCTGATCTGTATCTGTTTGGTTCTTGCATGGAAGGTGCCATTTATCTGAACGACACAGAGCAGCTACAGCGATTTGGTGGCATCTTTCAGAAAGCCATGGACGATATCAAGAAGTCTGAAGACTCTGCCCGGTACGGTGGCACGGTGATGACCATGAGCGTACAGGGCGATCCCGGCTCGCTTGTGCGCAGGGGTGCCTAGATGCCTACCAACTGGGTAATAGAAAACTTTTGTCTGGTTCAAGAAGAGGGTGGTAACATCCTGATGGAGGACAGTGACCTTGTGTCTCTGCAAGAGTTTGACTCCACCACATGGACTGAACAGACAGCAACTGGCGCTGGTTAATGGCAAAAGAACTTTTCAACGTAGCAGCAACACCACAGAGCGGCTTTTCGCTGAACAAGGACTTGTCACCGTATGACATGCCCCCTACGTTTTTCAGCGATGTTCAGAACGCTCGCTTTCTAGATGGCAAAGCTGGTAAGATACTTGGACACACTTCTGTCCTAGGTACTCCCACCGCTGCTCCCTATTGGGCTATCAGCTGGCTACAGGGTACTACCAACCTGTGGATATATGGTGGCCTGACTGAGCTATATAAGATCAGCGGTGTTACGCACAGCACTGTCACACGGTCAAGCGGGTCTTATACAACCCTTGCCGGAACAGAGAACAACTGGCAGGGCGGTGTACTAGGTGGCGTACTGGTCTGCACCAACGGTCTAGACGTTCCCCAGAGCTTTACCCAAGCTGGCTCACTGTTTACTGATTTGCCTGACTGGCCGTCTACACTGCGTTGTAAGACAATTGTGCCATTTAGAAACCACTTGGTTGCACTGAACCTGACAGACAGCAGCGTTGAAAAACCGTTTACCATCCGGTGGAGCGATGCAATACCTGCCGGTGCAGCTACTAATGGTGCAAACACTTGGAACACTGCCAGCACAGCCAGTGAGTCAGCAGAGACTTCACTGACTGGTACCAAGGGCCACGTGCTCAATGGTCTTCAACTTGGCAACGAGTTGATCATCTACAAAGAAGACAGCATCTACGGCATGAACTACGTGGGTGGTTCGTTCACGTTTAACATTCGCGAGAAGTTCAAAGACACTGGTCTGTTTGCCAAGAACGCTGTGATAGACCTTGGCGATGGCAGTCACGTGATGATGTCTACCAACGACGTGATGGTACATAACGGTAACTCTATCAGGAGTGTTATTGACGACAAGGTCAAGACATTCTTGTTCTCCGAGATCGACTCCACGTACTACTACAAGACGTTCTTGGCACACAACAAGATCAGAAACGAAGTCTGGATTTGCTTCCCACAGACGGGAGCTACTAATGGTTTCCCCAATGCTGCCCTGATCTGGAACTACAGAGAAAACACTTGGACCTTCCGTGACCTTCCTAATGTAAACTTCATTGCCAAGGGTCTGGTCAATCCTGCACTGACCAACACATGGACAGCATCAACCAGCACATGGGAAAACAGTACCTTAGCATGGGCGCAGCAGGAATACAACCCGGCCATTGACTCGCTGCTCATGTGCGGCACAAATGATACAAAGCTGTACTTGGCAGACAGTGGCACCACGTTTGATGGCACTAACTTTATAACGCGACTAGAGCGAGTTGGTTTGTCGGCTGGCCGCACTGATGCAGTTAAGTCGATCACCCGTGTCTATCCTAGGATCGAAGGTACTGGCACGGTGAACATCAGCATTGGCTCTGAGCTACAACCGTTCCAAGGCGTGTCTTATAATGACCCGGTGGCGTTTGAGATAGGCACAGACTCAAAGGTAGACTGTAGGGTGCGTGGCAGGTACATGGCGATCAAGATTGAAAGTCAAGCTGCCAGCCAGTTCAGGTTGTCTGGCTACGCCGTAGAATCAGAGGTTGTGTCTGACCGATGAGCAGAGAGTTTCTACGGTTTGATCCAACGCTTGCGCCAAGTGATCCACAAGACCTTCCTCGTTTTCTGGACGAGATGTTTCAAGAAATCAGAACGGTCCTAGAGCTAGTAAGAGACGGACACCTAGACGTTCAGAACGTAGCGCCAACAAAACCACAACAGGGTGATATACGATATGCTGATGGCACTAACTGGGACCCCGGAAGCGGAGAAGGAATATACTTTTACAACGCCGCTGGAGCATGGACTAAGCTATAAGCTAGTAAATCACAACAGCCATCTGTTGATGAAGAAACTTGGAGAAGGTTTCGAACACATAGAAAAGTCAATAGTAAAAAGCAACTGCTCTGATCTGTATGACGCAGAGGACATTGTAAAAAGAGTTCTGAACAAACAAAGCGACTTATGGGTATCCACGGACTCTGACAATAATACAAAGGGTGTTCTTGTCATAGGCTTTGGAGAGATGCCAAAGGGGCGCATAATCGGGGCAGAAGCTATGGGTGGTAAGTTTGATTTCAACGTGATCACACCTGTGATAGCAGACTACTACAAAAAACTAGGCTTTAAGTTCTTTGAGATGACAGGACGAAAAGGTTGGGAAAAGATAATGGAACCTCTTGGATACGAATTTAAGACGATAACACTGAGAAAGAAGCTGTAAGATGAGTAAAATATTCGGATCACCACCGCCCGTAGTTGTATCTACGCCGTTTCAACAGACCAGCAGTGGCTCGTCTGAGATCAAGCCGTATGCTCCGGTAGAACCGTTTATTGAGCAGCTGCTTCCAGAGGTTCGGGAGACGTTTACACAGGCACCTGAACTGTTCACTGGTTCGTTGGTGCCGGAAGACGCTGCCCAAACGCTGGCAGCTAGGGACATTTATGGACAGGTAGGACAGACAGCTGCTGGCTTAGCTCCTCAGTTTATGCAGCTTGGCCAAGCCGACATCGCCCGTGGATTGGCCGACCCAAGTCAAGACCCTATCTACCAGCAGCAGCTTGGTGTGATTGCACAGCAGGCTAGGGAGATGACTGAGAGAGACAAGCAGCTTGCCCAACAGCAGGCGATCCAAGCTGGTCAGTTTGGTCTAGGCTCTACTGCCCTAGGCGAACTGGAGACCATGCAGCAGCAGAAGCGGGAAGAGCTTGCACAGCGCCAAATGGCCACTGCGCTACAGCAGGCTGAAGCCCGCAGGATTGCAGCTGCGCAGAGAGCACCGGGAGCGGCACAGCAGGCTCTGCAAGCGCAGATGACGCCTGCAACGCTACAGGAAGCGATTGGCAGGGATGTAGAAGCTAGGCAGGCAGCAAGAGCTACAGACGCTGCACGGCTGGCGCAGCAAGACCAAGAGGCCCGCAGAGCACAGCTGGTCACCATGGCCAACCTGTTTGGTGGTCTGGCCGGTCTGGGCAGCAGCACACAGATGCAGCAAACGTCCAGCGGCTTTGGTAGTCAAGGATTTGCTGGCGGAGCAAGTCCGTTCAGTCAGCTGGTCAGTGCTGCCGCCACAGGTGCTAGGTTCTTAGCTTAAGGAGAAAAACAATGGGTGCCTTACTTGGAAGCAATTTTGGAAGCGCTGTAGACCCTTCTAAAGCTAAGTATGATCTTGACACTGGCGAACCAGAAAACTTAGAAGCTCTTAAATTAGACGCAGAGTATGATCCTGAAACAGGAGAGCCGGTAAACGAATCTGCTAAAAAACTAGAACAAATGTTTGAGGAAGAATCAGAAGGCTTTGATCTAAAAAAATATACTGACATTTTAAGTGAAAGTGACTTTGTAAGCTCTGGTAAACCTACGTCAAATCGTCCATTGTTTACACAGCGTCCAGAAAGCGGTCCAAGAGTTCCAACGGGCAGCGTGAGCTACCGACCAACTCAAAGCCCTTACCAAGTACCCAGCTACCTGATGAGTTCAGCGCAGTACAACGAACAGATTTCCAAGATGCTCGGCGGCTTGCTGTCTAGGAGCATCCGCAGCAACCCCATTAAACTTCTGGTGTGAGATAGATTATGGCTGAACAGCGTAATAGCGGACTTTTAAGTCAGGGTACGGGCCTTGATCCGTTTATAAACCGTTTCAAACAGGCGTATGAACAGCAGGGCGCATTGGGCGCTATTGCGCAGGCTGGTGGGGGTCTTCTAGACCTTTTACAGCTGGGCGGCACTATGGCTGTTAACGAGGCTCTTCCAATTCTATATGGTCCAGAAGAGGCAAAGCGACGTCGCTTAGAAATACCATACCTTGAAAGAAGTGCCACGGCCAGAGAAATGGCAGACGTGGTGGCACGATCAGAGGGTCGCCTACCTCCTGTAAGAAGGCAGGATGTTCAAGCCATGCCCGGACCTGCTCCTACAGGCAGGGTTGTTCCCTCTGTAGAACAGCGCGTAGCAGCAGACAGGGCTGAACGTGCAGAACTGGCTAGGCTTGGCCAAGTTGTAACTGCCGCTGCACCAATAGACAGAACAGACGGAAAGACGGGAGCAGAGGTTTATATGCAGGAAGCTGCTCGTCTCAGGGAGGCGGAGAAGCAGCAAGAAGCAGCCGCACTGAAACAAAAAATAGACCGGGATAACGCAACTGGCACCCCCAACATTATGCCGTATGTTTTAGCCGGTGATAATCAAGCACAAAATGCGCGTGAGCGTTCTTTCCTAGAGCGCATGGCTCAATCAGGTCTGTTGTCTACCCTACAGGGCATGGCACGTGCAGAGCGCCAGTACGGCGTTGGTCCTTTGGCTGCGTTCAGTGAGTCTGCTCTGGATGTACAGGCCGCTAGGAGTGCTGCTGAGCAGGAGGCAGCAAAGAGACAGTCTGAGGGAGCAGATCGACAAGCTAAGATACTTGCGGAGCAGATTAAAAAGTCTGGTCCTTCCAAACTTACTGGACCTATAGACAAAAGACTGACTTCGTTTAGAAACAATTCAGAAGCTCTGAACACAATAAACAGATATCTAACAATTCTGACATCTGGTCAGACAGGTGGTATAGCTGGTAAAATGGATTCAGGTATTGACGCTCTTGCCTCTTTGGTTGGCCTAGGCTCTGGTAGTCAGGCGTCCAAAGCTGAAGCAGCCAGATCGTTATTGTTGTCTACAATAAGCAGCCTGAAACAAACTGAAGGCCAGATTTCTAAATATGATTATGAAGAAATCGAAAACTATCTTAAAAAGCCAAATTCTTGGTTTATCAACAACGAAAAAATAGCAAACCAGCTTAGAAATCTAAGGCCAGTAATTCAGAGAACTCTGTCGCAAGATGCAACGCTCATACGAGAATCAGGACGCGATCCGGCAAAATACAGCGGATACGATAATATCAAATTGTCTACTCCCGGCAGGACTATAAACGAATAGGAAAAAACGTGGCTCAAAAGCAAATATACACTTTGTATAACGGCATGGAAGTAAAACTTCCTGTCGGTCTTTCTCAAGACGAAGCTGACAACCTGATTGCCAAAGCTCTTCCGGGAGTTGCGCTGGGTGCTGGTACTTTCTACGATCTTGAAAAAGAGTTTGACATCTCTTCAAGCGTGGACAATGCTGGTCTTCGCTTTGATCTTGCATTGGCCAAAGATAATCCAAAAGAGGCCAAGGCTGTTCTGGACGCCCGTCTGGGCAAAGACGGATGGGGTCTAAGCGATTTTGGTGAGTTTTATGCCAATCCTATCGGTCTTCGTCGTCTCGGTATGGAGCCTAAAGACAACCGAAAAGTTTTGATAGACGGTATAAGCAACAATGTCTACGATCTTGTAGACCTTGTGCCAGAGATTGCCACTGGTGTTGGCGCTTTGGCCGCTGAATTGTTAGTACCAGTGCCGGGAACGGGTGCAGCCGGTGCGGCCGCCGTGGGAGGCTTCCTGTCGTCCTTTACCGCAAGACAATTGGTGGCTAGATCAGTAGCAGCGGGAGCAGGAGATGTAACTGCTAATCTTGGTCTGGAAGCCGTTCAGACATACCGTGGTAATCAATACGAAGACCTTGGTGAAATACTCTCCGATGCTGGAACACAAGGCGCAGTGGTTGCAGCAGCGTCTCTGGGTCTTGGTCTGCCGTTCACGGCTATTGCTCCAGTGGCAGGCAAGATCAAAAACGTAGCAAAAGAGAACATAGACAACGTAACTACGAACCAAGGTATAGCGGTTACCGCTGAGTCTGCAAAACAGGCAAGGCAGGAAGCTGTTGACTTCCTCAGAGCGCAGGGCGTTCCTGAAAATGAAATACAAGACATTGTCCCATTGATCACATTGAAACACCAGCTTGGCGACTCTGGTAACCTGTTTGCCAAGTTTGCTATTGTCTCTGAAGGCGCTGGCGCAAAGAACTTGGCCGATAGTCTTCCGGCAAAGGGTCTGGAGTTTCTGGACAAGATCGACAGTTTCTTCAGGCAGGGACAGGCCGCTGGCAGAAACCCTGCGGAAATTGCAAAACAGCTTAGAGAAACCTTGACCCAAGCAGAGCTACAAACTGCTAAAAACATACAGAAGGAGATTGACACTGCCTATAAGCAGATGTCCAAAACATCTGTGCAGAGAGACAGGGCGGAAATAGGAGACTTGATAGAACTTCAGGCCAACAACCAGTTGCGCTACATGATGAAGAACTTTGACGAGTCTCCTGAGCTATATGCAAGCCCTGATCTAGACCTTGACAATCTGTACAAGACAACGGTAGACGGCGATCTTGTTGCAGACTTGATTAACAAATTGTCCGGGGAGTATTCTAGGGGTGCTGAGGACGTAATAGCTATTCTCAATAAGACCTCTAATGGTTTAGGAGATCGTCTTCAGAAAGTTATAGACATCGAGGACGGATTTGCCGTTGCGAAAAAGGCAGACGAAGCTATTAGTGAACTGGACGACCTGATAACAGAGATTGGTCTGGGGAAAGGTTTTGCAGCCGATCTAGCGGCCTATACTAATAGGTCCTCTAAGGAAGCCAAAGAAGAGATCGCGTCTGTGACTGCCAGAGACCTATACGAGCTTGATCGAGCTATCCGACAGAACATCTACAAAGGCAGGCTGGATCGTAACGGTATAAGAGAGGGCGTCATAGCTTCCAAAGAAATCTTGGACACCATGGACGAGATTGTAAGCCCTGACTTCTCTGCCACTTTCCGCCAAGTCAACGCTGACTATAAAAAGGCAATCGCACCGTTTGCCAAGGGTCTGGGCAAATTTGAAAACAGTACCGCCCAGACAGTTCCAGAGTATGTCAAAGACCTTGTTACCGGACGTAAGACGCAGGTGTTTGCTGAGCTTGTAGAAACCCTAGACGACATGCTGACTGGCATTGAAAAGGCTGGTGGCAAAGCTGCCAACGTTATGAGCGCAGACGAGGTCTTGGGGGAAGTTGCCACCCAGTACATGCGGTATCATAGAGACAGGTTTAATCTCACTAGGGCAAGCCTAGACACAGACGATATCCCTACGCTGCGTCAGAATGCCAGAGAAGCCCTCAAACAGATTGACGATCTGAAAAACAGAGAGACAACTCCCAGAGCTAAGAAGGCATTTAACAGGCTGTTTAACAACCAAGCGTTTACAGAGTACAGGAAAGCTCTAGAAAGCCTGTCTAAGGGCAATGTACGCGCAGCGGAAAAGCTCAAGATGCAGCTGAGCTACGAAGAGGCTGGTCAGTTTGTAGACAACATTGCCAAACTTGGTCGCAACCTGAGAGACGCTGATCTGGATACAGCTGTTGAGCAGTACCGGGCTATCAAGGCCATTGAGCCAAGAGGCACCGACTTTTATAACCTGATGCTCTACTCTGAGATTTTTGATCGCGTTAAGAAGATAGCGGGACAGAACCCCCAGACGAGAAACCAAGCTCTTAAAGCATGGGCCGACGATATCGTTGCTGCCAATAACGTATCTCCGGCTGCGCTGAAAGAGCTTCTGGGCAGCGGCAAGGAGGGGACCAAAGACCTGTACAAGCCGCTTATGCAGATGGCCAATGTGATACAGGGTGGCTTCAACCTTGATCCCACGGCT